CATTACTGGATGCTCTTGAGAAAAGCGAAAGAGCCGGAGAAGTAACGAGGGAAGTAAAACCGTTTAGCGAAAGAATGGGAATTAAAATAAAGTAAAACAAATATTAAACAACAAACACACAAAACAATCATGCCAAATTCATACGTGGAATATACCGCAACAGGAACAGGAGCCAATCAACTGGGACAAAAAACATTTAGCTATAGTGGCATGGATGTCCTAAGTGCAGATCATGTGTTCTGTAAAATACAAAGTTACGATGGAAGTAGTATTTCATGGGCAGAAGCCTCTGTTTCATCAAGAAACGCTACAGCAAAAACAATAACACTTACCTCAGTTCCAAGTGGAACAACAACAAAAGTAAGGGTCTACAGGAACACTGTAAGCACTCCCTTAATAGATTTTGTAGACGGAGCAAGACTAACTGAGAGTGACCTTGATACAGCTTACAAACAAGGACTCTTAGCAACTCAAGAAGTTAAAGAAGATGCAGCAGTAAATGGAAACACTGGCGTAACTAACCTAAGTCTTACAGGACTTACAAGTGTCCAAAACCTGACTGCTACAGGTACAGTAAGTCTTCCTTCAAACACAAACCTAAGTCTTAATAATTTAACAACAACAGGAACAGTTCAAATACCATCAGGCACACACGCTAATCACTTTTACAGAGAAGGCACATGGACTCCTGCTAACACAGGAAGTAACATTACATATTCCACTGCTAAAGGTAATTATGTTAAAATAGGAAAATTAGTAGTAGCTCCTTTTCAAATTATAGTGGCTTCAAATTCAAGCAGCGATGGTTTACATATAAGTAACCTGCCTTATCCATTAGCAGGAGCAAATGAATATGGTGGAGGTTTTATTCATTTAGAGGATGCTTCCTCTAATGAACTTAATGTCTATGGACATGATGCAAATTTTGTAACTGTTGTAAATGGAAATATTACTCTAACGGGTGCTGACCTCTCAGGTAGAAAACTATACGGAACTCTTGTATACATAACTTCATAAAATGGACTCACAACACTTACCCTCGCTTGTTAGATAATACTATTATGAACAATCAATTCACAACGCCCACCGTCGGAGTTTTAGGTCTTCTCGCCAACATAACACTCAATGATGTAAACGAGATTCTTGCAGTGCTTGTAGGTGCTGCAACTCTTGTTTACATGGTGCTAAAGATATTTAAGGAAATACGTAAGAAAGGTAAATAACTATTTTATAATGAGCAATAAACAACAACTAGAAGATAAATTTTATCAGTTACAGGAAATGCTTACAGACGAGTTTATCGAACGAATAAAATCAGGAGATGCCGAGCCGTCCCTTTTAAACGCAGCTAGGCAATACCTAAAAGACAACAGTATACACGCTTCTCTCAAACAGGACGATAAGTTACAAGACCTTGTTAGTATTCTACCCTTCAAAGACGACGAGGACGATCAAAAAGAAGCAATACAATAATTACTAATTAAAAGTAAAATGCCTTCTAAACATACTGTTCCGGAAGAACTTAAAGACTTCCGAAACTTTTTATACCTTGTATGGAAGCATCTCAACTTACCAGACCCCACTCCAATACAGTACGAGATAGCCGAGTGGATGCAAAACGGCCCAAGACGAGCCGTTATACAAGGCTTCCGAGGTGTTGGTAAAAGTTGGATCTGTTCCGCTTACGTGGTTCATCAGTTGCTCGTAGACCCTTCTAAAAATATTCTTGTGTGTTCAGCTAGTAAAACACGAGCAGACGACTTTAGCACCTTTACGCTTCGGTTAATTCACGAGATGCCCATGCTATCTCACCTTATACCGAGTGATAAACAAAGGTTTTCAAAAATATCTTTTGATGTTGGCCCTGCTCCTGCTGCACACGCCCCGAGCGTCAAGTCGCTAGGTGTTACCTCCCAGTTGACAGGCAGTAGGGCTGACATCATTGTAGCTGACGACGTTGAAGTCCCCAATAATTCCGCTACGCAAGGTATGAGGGATAAACTCGCCGAGCAAGTTAAGGAATTTGAATCAATCCTTAAACCAGACAAGGAAAGCAAGATAGTATTCCTAGGCACACCACAATGTGAGGATTCACTGTACAACAAATTAATCGAACGCGATTATACAGCTTGCATCTGGCCGTGCAAATACATAACACCAAAAAAGAACGAAAGAGCGTACTACGGAAGTGTTAGTAATCTTTGCGTAGCGGAAGATAAAAAAGGCAAATCTACAGAACCAACAAGGTTCAGCGAGATAGATTTAGCAGAACGAGAGATTAGCTACGGTAAAGCAGGTTTTGCTATGCAATTCATGTTGGACTCTAGGTTGTCCGATGTTGACCGGTTCCCTCTAAAGATCAATGACTTAGTCGTCATGGATATAGATAACGAGGTAGCTCCGGAAAAGGTTGTCTGGGCGCAAAGCCCCGAGCTTATTTGGGGCGGTGATGTTCCTAATGTAGGATTCACCGGTGATCGCTTTTACAGGCCCATGAAACAGGTGGGCGACATGGTTGAGTTTTCCGGATCTGTAATGTCTATCGACCCATCCGGAAGAGGCCGAGATGAAACCTCTTGGGCAGTTGTTAAAATGTTGAACGGTTACTTGTATGTTCCGGATGCCGGAGGTATGCAAGGAGGTTACGGTGACGAGGTATTGAAGAAGTTGGCGCTTAAAGCAAAGACCCACAAAGTTAATTACATAATTGTAGAAAGTAACTTTGGTGACGGTATGTTCTCGGAACTCTTCAAGCCCTTTCTTAATAAGGTACATCCCTGCTCTGTCGAAGAAGTCCGGCACAGTATCCAAAAGGAGAAGAGAATTATAGACACCCTAGAGCCGGTAATGAGCCAACACAAATTAGTAATATCACCGGACGTTATCAGGGAAGATTTCAACTCAGCACAAAACTATCCTCTTGAATCCCAACTACGCTATCAACTTATGTATCAACTATCCCGACTAACAAGGGATCGAGGAGCTATCACCCACGATGATAGGTTGGATGCCCTAGCAATCGCGGTAGCTTACTGGACTGAGCAAATGGCTCAAGATGCGGAGAATAAGATAAAGAGCCGGAAGGAAGAATTACTCGATGAAGAACTAAGAAAACTATCAGACACTTATTACGGTAATAAGAACCACCACAGGAATAGCCCTAATTGGCTCTAGGATTGGCGAGAAGAGCTTAGAATTACCTCTTGCTCACATTATACCATTTTAAACATTCAAACACTTTCTAAGGACGCATATGAAGGACATTAAAGAAGACCTGTTCAAAGCACAGGAACATATCAGTAACGCCATCGAACACCTCAACGAAATAGAAAAACTAAAAGAACACCCAAAGAACATCCCCTTCCCAACCAATAGCATCCCTCGTGATAAACTAAATGTCGCTATCTGCGTAGGCCATAGCAGACAAGGAGATACTGGTGCCGTATCATGCGGAGGTATCAATGAATGGACATACAACAAAAAAGTTGCAGAATACTTAAAAAGTGACCTCCAAGAATACGGTATCAGTTCCTTTATAGTTGACTCCTACGGCGGAAACTACGGATCATACGCCTCATCAATGAAATGGTTAGCAAAACACCTAGATGAACAAAAAGCATCCATAGCCCTAGAGTTACACTTCAATGCCGCAGATAACCCAAAAGCCGAAGGGATGGAAATGCTCTACTGGCACACATCAAGGATCGGCCTGAGTATCGCCGAATATCTGCTTAAATCTTGTCAACGCTTCTTCCCACTTACAAAAAACAGGGGAACCAAAGCCATCAAAACAGGCAACAGGGGCGGCCTTATGCTAAAAACACCCTCACAACCCTGCTGCATCCTCGAACCCTTCTTCGGGTCTAATTGGCAGGACTGGATAACTTTTGCAGACCAAGAAAGCACACTAAGCCAAGCAATAGCACTCGGCGTAAAAGAATGGAGCGATGAACACATCATCTTATAAACCACGACAAATTACCATAGGTGGACAAAAATACCGCATCGTCTATAAGAAAAATTTAGAGGATTTCGGGAACCTAGACGTAGATAAAAAAATTATAACTATACGAGAAAACTTAAACGATAACGACCGGCTTGACACCCTGCTCCACGAGGCATTCCACGCTTGCCTAGCCTTGTCCGGTCTTAGCTACCTCATCGATGACGAGAATAAAGAAGAAGCATTAGTCAGGGCTTTCGATTCCTTGTTGCTACCGGTCATCAAACGGGAATTAAGAAAACCCTATTTTTAAAGGACGAGGCTTATATTGACATATAAGTAAACAAGGCTTATGGGGGGGATATAGGGGGGGTACGAGGTATTATAGGTATACTTAGAAGTAATTAGATAATCTATGAAATAGAGAGGTAATTAGAGGTTAAGTATCTATTATAAATTATATCCGGTAAATATCCGGATAAATATATAAGATCTATATAGTATCTTTAAGTATCTTTAAGTATCTCTAAGGGGAGACTAGATTACATGTTAAATGTGGTATTTTAAGTTTTATTCTTTGCTTATACCGGACTACTCTCGGATTGAATAGAAGAAGAAGAATAATAAAGATAAATACTACCACCGGTGTTCCTCGGTTTTGATGAAAAAATCTGAAGGGGTAAACGTATATATTGGCAATCTCTACTTCCCCCATGGGCATGGTAGGGATTCTCTTTTTTTCGAGCCGGTTGTCTATTATTTGTCAGTACCCCCTTTTAATCTTTTTGGAAGCCTAGGGAATACTTAAAAAAGCGCCGGATATGTAGTCTAGCGTTGCTCATGAATAACCGGTAATCGTCAAAAAAAATTTGCGATGAATTGTATTCACTTTGTAAATACACGTATTTTTTTTATTATGGGCGTTTTTGCGTTTATTAAAAATATGTTTAAGTTTTATTTGACGCTTGTTTGATCCTCGACATATTACCGGCATGATTAATAAAAACACTACCTTTAAACAATACCTAAAAAACCACCCATTCGGCAACTACGAGCTTTATACGGAGGCCATTAGGAAGATCCTAGTAGCTGAGTTTAACTGTAAAACTGTAAAAAATGGATATGATTACAATAAGCCGGCTTTAAAGCCTTTCACAATTTGGATGCACCCTAAAAAACCTAGGAATACACGTTCAGTTTTCCGCCTTGCCGTCCTTGCCGGCGTCTCCTCTGATAAGCTAAGAAATGACCTTGAAAGCCTCGGTTATCTTACATCGGAAGCGAGCACATTAGACGATAAAATTATCTCTAAATTGCGGGATTTATCACCGGATTATCACAAGGCTTTTTTCTTCTTTCCTATTGTTTAATTGAACCTCAGCCCCTCGGATTTTTCGGGGGGTTGCATTCAGTTAAAAGCATTAACTGGCTAAGAAAAACTAACCTAAAAAAAAAACTACATAAAATGAATACAAAATCCTATGAATTAGTCACTGAAAGACTAATCGAATTACTAGAAAACGGCGTTGCTCCTTGGAAGCGCAATTTCAAGGTCGATCGCATGACATCACCGGCAAACTTTGCTAGTAAGAAAACTTACAGAGGCCTTAACTATTTCTTGCTCGAGGGCATGCAATATTTTAAAGGCTATAAGAGTTCTTACTGGATG